GACAAGACCTGTATGGTGGGCGTGGTGCCCGACGTGTTGCCGGTGATGTAACGCTCGGCGGTCTTGCCGGCCACGGTGTCGATGATTCGCAGTTTGAAGCCGTACTCACCAGAGCCACCACGGTTGGCCAGCATGTTGGTGCCGACCGCAGTGGGAAACGCGGTGGAGATCACGACCGAGGTGGTGGTCGCGCCTGCGGCAATGGTGCCCACCAGCCCGAGGGACGGAACAAAAGCCGAGGCCGCGCCAGCTCCGAAGGTGCCCGCCAGGGCCATTGATGCTATCGGCTGCCACGCCTTGGTGACGATGTTGAACCTGTTCACCACCGTGTTGCTGATCGTCTGGTAGACAAACGGGTTGCGAGACACATCGGAGCGCAGGTCTGAAGCCATTGAAGCCGCAGCCGCATGGGCGTTGGGCGCCGGGTTGACCTGCCGCCAGACGAGTTGGTCGATGACCTTCTTGAAGGTGTTTGCCATTTTGTTCTCTCAGGTGATGCGGGCGCGGACACATTGCGCCCAGGCGGAACGGTTTTGGTCGAACACAGTCATCTGCGCGGAGTAGCCGCCGACTGCTGCAATGTTTGCCAGCGTCGTGACTGTGGTGACTGTGGCGACCGTGGTGATGGCGCCGAGGTTCCCGGTTTCCACAACCACCGTGCCGCGCTGCCGCCCGAGCGATTTGTCATAGCCCAGCGGGGCCATGAGCATTTGCAGGATGCGCAGCAGCATGCCGCCAATGTGACGGTCGGCCACGGGCAGCGGCGCGTCTTCGGTGACGGGCGTCGGTACGCCGCCCTGCAAGTGCTCAATCAGCGCCTTCTGGTGGTGGGCGCCGCCATCGAGGTCGGTGGCGACGTTCGCCCCTGAGCCAGGGGTGTAGCCAAGTTGTGATGCGGACATGCTTCAGCTCCAGTGCGTCAAGTCGGCAAAGCGGGCCAGTCCACGCTCCAGGGCCAGCCGGGTTGCTGCGTGACATCACGCAGGGACTGCCGGTAAGCCGCCCATGCGGATTGGTCTACCGGCGCGTCGGCCACCTGCGTCCAATCACACTCGGCCAGTTTTTCGTTTCGAACGGTCCGCATGTAGGCCGCACGTTGATCCGCCGTTTCTGCCGGTGGAGCGCTGAAGTTCTGTCCGTCGAACAGCCATCCGCTCTGACACTCGTCGGGCACCTCAATGAACCTGTCGGCGTATCCAGCGGCAAACAGGATCGACGGGTGCGTCATCACCACGTCCTGTAAAACGCCGTCGTTGATGAATGCGTATTTCATGGGGGTGCGCTCAGTAGAAGATCACAACACAGCCGCCGCCGCCGAGGCCTTGCGTGATGGTGCCGCCAGTTACTGCGGCAGCGTTACAAGCGCCGCCACCGCCGCCGCCAAAGCCACCGGCTCCGCCTATCCCGCTTCCCAAGTTGATGCTGCCATACCGGTAGCAACCACCTCCACCGCCCAGAATGCCGCCCTGCATTGCGCGAACGTTTGCGCTGTTGGCGGTCGTGGATGCGCCGCCACCGCCGCCAAAATCTCCAGCGTATGAGGCCAAGGCAGGCTCCCCGGAGTTGGAGTTATGCGCCGGGGCTCCACCACCACCAGGGCCGGCAGACGTGAAAGCGTTGTCGCCGATGTGATAGCCTCCCGTGCCATTCGCGTGCCTCAGAAGCGGCTCAGTAAACCGTTGGTCAAACTGCCTTGAAGCTCCGTTGGACATCAGGTTTCCGTTGCTTTGTTGAACTGGACCCGATGAACCGCCGTGGCGTGCGCCATTCCCAAGTAATACAGCCGCAGAGCCCGCTCCGCCGCCACCGCCAGAACTGCTGCCAGCACCACCTATCCCAGCACCGCCAGGGCCTACGGTGCGAGTGGCAACATTTGCGCCGGTCGTGCCATTGACCCCCGCACCAAGCGGTGACCCCGCACTGGCTCCAGAACCGCACTGGTAGTTGGCTGTTGTAACGCCGCCTGTCCCGCCTGTGTAGGCGTTGCCGCTTGTCACGGACCCGCTGATTGACGCCGTGCCGCCGACACCACCAGCCGAGGCAGAGGCCGGGGCGCTGCCCGCGTTGGCTGTGAAGTGCGTGGTGCCGCTGATAGATACCGTGGTGCTTGATCCGGTGATCGTCGCGCTGACTGTCGAGCCCGGGACCACTGCAATCGTGCCAAACGCAAAACCGCCGCCACCGCCACCGGGCGCACGCTCTGTGGCAAACGTCGCCGCGTCACCGCCCTTGCCGACAGCGTAGACCCGCAACCGTGTGACGCCATCGGGCACGGTGAAATCAGAGGTGCTGGAGGCAAACCAACTGCTGGCGTAAGCGAGCGCCAGGGCGCTGTCTGTGAACACCGCCTTGTCAGCCGGAAGGGTGACGAATACGTCCTTCGAGCCCGCCGCAAAATTCACCAGCGCGTTGGAGTTGCTGGACTCCAGAACAGTCGTCCGCGCCAATGTCGGGCCGGTCGAGCTGTAGGTTCCCAGGCCCGTTTCCCATGCGCCCGTCGCGGAGTCGACGATGCAATAGTAGGTGGTGTTGCCGTTGCCAACTGTCGAAAACGACTGAAAACCTGATACGGCACCGGCTAACGTGACCGTGCCGGTTCCCGTCGTGGTCGTGGTTTCCCGGACTCTGTCCGCGAGTATCAAAGGCATAGCGGCCTCCCAGCGCGATGAACGTGCGGCATTAGGCGTGCGTGATGGTCGCGCTGTTGATCGTCACCGTTTGCCCGGTGGTGATGCTCACCGAGTCCAGGTTGATGTCCGATCCGCTGGTGCCCACCGTCAGGCCGGTGATGATGTCGGTGCCGCCCGTGGCCGTGCGAATGCGGGCCGCTGCGGCGGTGCCGGTCGCGTCGGCTGAGGTGTCTGAGCGGGGAAAGCCGGACAGGCTAAGCACGCCTGCGCCTGTGGCCGCGCCCGCAATCGGGTTGCCAAGGTTGATGGTGGCCAGGACGGTGCCCATCGCTGACGTGCCGATTTCCAGCACGGCGGTGGTGCCGGCCTGAGAGACGACCGCCGCCATGCGGGCGATCTTGACTGCGTTGGGGTAGACGACTGCCATGAAAATAGCCTTTCAGGTATGTGATGGTGGGAGTTCAGGCGCCAGGCTGCTGGCCGCGCAGGGCGGTCATGCGGGCGTGGTGCTCGCGCTCTTCGCGGGCGTCTGCTCTGCTGCGGAAGTAGAGGTTGACCACGAAGCCGGCCAGGCCGAGAACGATGCCGGCCAGCACTGCGGCTTCGCTGCTGACCAGCCAGCCGCCCAGCGTGACGCTGGCGCCGGTGTAGGTGGTCTTGCTGGCCGCGCTGGCGATGGTGGCGTCCACCGTTTGCTGGGCGACGTGGTGTTTCATCATGTCCATGGGCGGCCTTAGCGCTCGTAGGTGGTGACGGTGCGGGTGATTTCGTCGTTGGCGTCACGCTCGACGGTTTGCACGCTGCGGGTGGGGTGGCTGTCCACCACGGTGACGGCGGCGGGCTCGACCTGGTTCACCACGGTGACCTGGGCCGGCTCTGACCTGACCTCGGGCATGATGGCCTCGACGGTGACGTTGGGCGCGGGGATGACGATGGGCATGTTCTGCACGTCCTCTCGGATCTGGCTGAGCGTGGCGCGGTGCAGGGCGGCAATGTCTTGCGCCATCTGCTCGGCCTGGCCACGGTCAATGCCCAGGTGCACGTTGACGGGGGCGGCAGGGGCCGGCGCCGGGGCGGGGGCGTGTGTGGCGTCTGCCTGGCGCTGCACCAGCGCGGCCTCGGCAATGCGCGTGAGGCCGCCGATGGCTTCGCGGGCGGTGCCTTGCGGGGTGGAGGCTGGGTCTGCGCTGGCAGCCGGTTGGCCGGTTTGCAGTTGCAGCAGCAGGTCCAGCGTGCCATCGCTGCGCAGGCGCTCGAAGTCTGTGCGCAGCTCGGCGAAGACGAGCTCGGGCTTGTAGCCGCGGCGGCGCAGCTTTTCGCTGATGGTGGAGAGGCCGCCGCTGATTTCGGCCAGGTCAGCCTTGACGTCTTGCTCGGGGTTGACGTAATCCCACTTTGGGGTAGACCAGTCGGCCCGGTAGTCGGCCTGGCGCAGCTTGCCGGCCAGGACGGCGGCGTCAATGAAGGCGCGCCAGATGGGCACGCACAGGCGCGGGATGAGGGTGAGCCACTGCGTCTGCTCAGCGCCGCGGCGGAACTCGAGCAGGGCGACGCGCGCGCTGCTGAAGTTGACCTGGCTGACATCGCCCGTGAGCATTTCGTAGGTGACGCCCATGCCGGCGGCCACCAGGTGCAGGTTGAAGCGCAGGTAGTCCACGTAGCCGGGCGCGGCCTTGGGCTCCACCACGGTGAGGTTCATGCCCGGGGGCACCTGGGTGATGCTGCCGCTTGACAGGGTGCCGAGCTCGCCGCTGGCTTGCACGGTGGCGGCGTCTGGCGACGGGTCAAAGGCCAGGTCTTTGGGGTCTGTGCTGGCCAGCACGGCCAGGCGGGTTTCCAGGTTCTTGCGCTGCAGCTCGGCGTCTTCGTAGAGCTGCAAGTCACGCACGCGGGCGATGACGGGCGCCAGGCGGGTGAAGCCCCGGCCCTGCCCCGGCCGCGCCGGGTTGAAGAGGTGGATGATGCTGGAGGCGGGCACCGGGTAACTGGCGGAGCGCTGGCGCCGGCCGGTGACGAGTTCACCGGGGTGCTGGTCGAACAGCCAGTAGGCGGTGACCTTGCCCAGGGCGTCGTATTCGATGCCGTTGACGATCGTGCCGCCAGGGGCGCCTTCGCGCGTGCCGGTCTTGCTGCTGTCAAGCCAGTCAATCTCCAGCACCTGGAGCTGCAGGGGCACGGGCAGGCCGTCTTCGGCGCGGCGGGTGCGCAGGCGGATGAGCACTTCGCCGTCTTGCTCCATGGCGCGGTAGGCGGCGGCCTGGATGC